CTTGACGATTTCGGAGTGAAGTCAGGAGAGTATGAGAAGCAGATAGCAGAACTCACTGCGAAGACCAAGGGATACGAGACCAACTCGGCAAAAATGAGAATAGCCCTTGAGAGTGGTCTGCCGTATGAGTTAGCTGACAGGCTGACAGGAGATGACGAGGAGTCACTCCGGAAGGATGCACAGAAGTTAAGAGGGATAATCGGAGGCACAAAGCCGAAGGCGCCCTCGAAGAGTAATGATATACCAGCAGATGGTAAGGCGGCGGCTTATAAGGAGCTGCTTAGTAGTTTGAAAGGAGAATAGAAATGGCAGTACTTGAAATGAGCGGACTTTTTCCCACTGAACTCACGAAGGAGATTTTTTCAAAGGTGCAGGGACACTCATCTATAGCACAGCTTAGTGCACAGAGTCCCATAAGCTTCACCGGCAACGATGTATTTGTATTCGGTCTTGATGACGAGGTTAACCTTGTTGCTGAGAGTGGTGAGAAGGCAGAAGGCAAGACTTCTGTAAATGTAGTTAAGATGGTACCTGTAAAGGTTGAGTACACATCGAGAGTATCAGATGAGTTTCTTTATGCTTCAGAGGAGAAGCAGATGGATATGCTCGGAGCATTTACCGAGGGATACGCTAAGAAGATAGCAAGAGGTCTTGATATCATGGCTATGCATGGTGTTAATCCCAGAGATGGTCAGGCATCATCCCTTATTGGTACCAATTCATTTGATACGAACACGGATGTTGCTTCTGTAACTTATTCAGAGAGTGACCCGGAGGCAAATATCACGGATGCCATCGCAGATATCGGTGAGTATGACCTTAACGGTATCGCAATGTCCAAGACATTCGCTGCAGCACTTGCAAAGCTCACTGTTAACGGTGTTAAGCAGTATCCTGAGCTTGGCTGGGGTGCAAATCCCGGCACAGTTAACGGATGCCCTGTGGATGTTAACTCTACAGTATCATATGTGGACGGTAAGCAGGCATATGTCGGTGATTTCAGGGATGCATTCAAGTGGGGCTTCGCCAAGGAGATTCCTCTTGAGATAATTCCTTATGGTGATCCTGACGGTCTCGGTGACCTCAAGAAGTTCAATCAGGTATGTCTCAGAGCTGAGGCATGGATTGGCTGGGCTATTCTGGTACCCGGTGCATTTGCAAGGATTGAGGCATCAACGGCTAACAAGGCTGTAAAGGCATCTAAGTAATCAGAAAGGCGGTGAGCTGATGGGTGCAGTATATGCGACACTTAAAGAAGTCACCGCACGCGTGAGTCTCACATCCTCCGAACAGGAGGTATGTGAGAGCTTACTCACGAATGCATCTTCAATGCTCAGAGTGAAAGCAAGAGAGCGTGGCTATGACATAGACGAGATGATAGCAGACGAAACAACCGGAGAGGACTATGCTCTGGCAGTTAAAGAAGTAATTATCAATGTTGTAATCAGAGCCATCAGAACTCTAAGCAGTTCAAGCTACGAGTATGGAGCAACGCAGTCTTCACAGTCGGCTCTCGGATATTCAGTATCGATGACCTACTATAACCCGGGGCAGACACTCTACTTCTTGAATAATGAGTTGAAAGCACTCGGACTACTGAGGCAGAGATATGGAACGATAGATATGTATGGAGTAGATACAGATGATAATTAGTGGCATTACAATCCAGATAGTGATTAAGGCAGAAGCCGGTACAGACGAGTTCGGAGCACCGATATACGAGGAAACCACAGAAGATGTGGAAAATGTACTCGTAGGCGAGCCTTCGACAGATGACCGGACTGAAACTTTTAATCTTACAGGGAAGTACGCTGCTTATACTCTGGCTATCCCAAAGGGTGATACTCATGACTGGGTAAATACGAAGGTAATACTTCCGGAGCCCTTCAAGGGTACATATCGGACGATAGGATATCCGACAGCAGGCATCGAGGCGATGATACCGCTTAGCTGGAATAAGAAAGTGCAGGTCGAGAGATATGGCGAAGACGAAGATTGAGATAGAACTGAATAGCACCGGCATTCAGGAAGTGCTGAAGTCGGCAGAAGTCACTAAAGAGCTTGAAACCTATGGTGAACAGATAGTCGGTAGGTGTGGGGACGGATATGCGACTGAGACGTATGTCGGTAAGACACGAGCCGCCGTCAAGGTTAAGCCAGACACTCCTCATGCCTATTACAGCAATCTTAAGCATAATACAATACTGAAGGCGGTGGGCTCATGATAGAGAAGACAGTACTTGATTATCTGGCAAGTAAGTTAACAGTGCCGGTATATATGGAGAGACCTGAGAAGCTTCCGGCAAGCTGTGTCATCATAGAGAAGACCGGTGGAAGCGGTGACAGATTCTTTAGTCAGTCTACATTTGCTATACAGTCATATGCCGAGACGCTGTACGAGGCAGCTGTGCTAAATGCTAAGGTCAAGGATGTAATGGACTATATCCGAGACGATACAGACGTAACAAGGGCGGTAAGGAATGGAGATTACAACTTTACTGACCCGGATGAGAAGAGATACAGATATCAATGTGTATATGAGATATACCACTACTAAGAAAGGATGAAAGAAATGTCAACAGTAAGTAATGTAACAGTCGCTAAGCCTAAGAAGGCAGGGGCGATATCGATAGCAGATTACGGCACGACACTTCCTACAGATGCGACATCTGCTCTCGATGCAGCATTCGAGAATACAGGCTATGTATCTGAGGATGGTGTGACTAATTCGAACTCTCCTGAGAGTGATAACATCAGAGCGTGGGGTAAGGACATAGTATATGTCATAAACTCCGCAAGGGATGATGTGTTTAAGTTCACGCTCATCGAGTCACTTAACGGCACAGTACTTAAGGCTGTGTATGGAAGTGATAATGTGACTGTAGGAGATAATGCCATCACGGTTAAAGCTAATACAGATGACCTCCCTGAGAAGTCATATGTAATCGATACAATACTCAGAGATGACACGCTCAAGAGGATTGTAATACCCAGGGGTAAGATTACCGAGGTCGGTGATATCGTCTATAAGGATGAGGAGCTTGTCGGATACGAGATAAGTGTTACATGTATGCCCGATGATGCCGGTAACACTCACTATGAGTACATCAGTACAGAGTCATCTAACAAGGCAAAAGCAGAAACTACCGAAGGTTAATCATTTAGTCCTGCCCTGCTGCATTTCTGCAGCAGGGCTTTTAATTAAGGAGAATCTATGAAAAAGATAACTACAAGCACAGGCTTTACGTGTGACATCGACGAGAATTTAAAAAACGATTTTAGACTGGCGAGAGCAGTGGCAAAGGCTGAGAGCGCCGATGGAGATGAATTTGATAAGATTGCCGGAGTTGACGAGATTGCAATAGTGCTTCTTGGCACGATAGGTAGAAAGCGACTCGAAAGACACATCATGAAGCAGCACAAGATAGTTGATTCGCAGGCATACATCACGGAGATATCCGAGATACTCACTAAGATGGGCGATGAGGATGCCGATATAAAAAACTAATTGTTCTCGGCGGTTTGCTGGCGATATCGGAGGATGCTATCATATGCGACCTTGCCGAGACGTATCATATACTTAACTTTGAGGAATATCCGCCCACCCTTATAGCAAAGCTGGTTAAAGGACTGAGACCGGATGCAAGGATATGGACTGAGAAGAGTGACATGGATATTCCGTATATGGATTTGATTAACATAGCAATATTTGACCGCCTTAACTGGCTGTGTTGGACTAAGACTAAGGATGCAGAGAAGGGACATAATCCTCCGGAGTCACTCTTGGCACGATATACGGAAGTCAAGAATAGAGACTACCAGATATTCGAGTCAGAGGATGACTTCGAGAGAAAGAGACAGGAGATATTAAAGAAATGTCAGAAATAGGAACAGCATATTTACAAATCATCCCTTCAATGAAGGGAGTCAAGGGTGCTCTGTCTGAAGGACTCGGTGATGCATCATCTGTCGGCACGTCGGTCGGAGAAAGTATAGCCGGAAAGATAAAGGGGGCAATAGTTGCTGCCGGTATAGGTACGGCTGTCACAAAGGTATTTAAGGATGCAATAGATGAAGGAGCGGCGTTAGAGCAGTCTATCGGTGGCATACAGACACTCTTTGGAACTCAGGGAGCGGATAGCGTTGAGGAGTATGCGAGCATAGTCGGGAAGACAGTGGATGAGGTTAGTGCCGACTTCGATAAGCTCAAGCAAGCCGAAGAGACCATGACACAGTATGCGAATGAAGCGTGGCAGACTGCCGGCATGTCGGCAAATGACTACAACGAACTCGTAACATCATTCGCAGCATCACTAAAGCAGAGTACCGGAGACGATTTTGAAGCACTTACCACTGCTGCGAATCAGGCTGTTATCGATATAGCTGATAATGCTAATAAGTTCGGTACGAATATGGAAGACATCGAGAATGCTTACAAGGGTTTCGCTAAGCAGAACTATACTATGCTCGATAATCTCAAGCTCGGATATGGTGGTACCAAGTCCGAGATGGAGCGACTGCTTGCGGATGCAGAAGAGATATCCGGTATCGAATATAATATAGACAATCTCGACGATGTTTATGCGGCAGTTCATGTCATACAGACTGAACTCGGAGTTACAGGTACTACGGCAGAGGAAGCGGCTGAGACATTCAGTGGTTCGTTTAATTCAATGAAATCGGCTTGGAAAAACTTGCTCGGTTTCATGGCTACAGGCCAGGATATTACTGAGCCACTGCAGGCTCTCGTGGAGTCAGCGACTACATTTCTATTCGGGAATGCTCTGCCGATGATAGGAAATGTCATCACTCAAATTCCGCAAATGATAGGAACAGCATTGACGCAAGGTATTCCTTTAATATTAGACAACCTAACTAATATAGTCACACAGATGGCTGCGGCGGCACGTAGTACGAACTGGGCAGAGGTAGGACTTGCCATATCTGACGCAATCGCGAATCTGTTTAGCGGAGATGCGAGTGGGCTGCTTACTGCAGCTATGGAGCTTATATACGCGCTTACGAGTGGAATCATCACCGCAGCACCGATATTGATTGACGGACTAATGAACACAGTTGCGCAGATGGTTGATAATTTGCTGATATCACTACCAACCTTTATTGAGACTGGCGGCACTATGCTGATGAGCTTGCTGCAGGGTATATTTAATCACATACCTGACTTACTGAATACGGCTGTGACGCTTGTGGAGTCGCTTATATCAAGTATAGTAAACAATCTTCCGCAGATAGTAAGCACAGGTGTTGATATGCTTCTTAGCCTTGTAGATGGCATTACAGGGAATTTGCCGTATATAGTTCAGGCAGCTATTCAGGCTATCACGTCACTCGTGACTACTATAGTATCGAATCTTCCGCAGATAATATCTGCCGGTATTCAGATTATCGCAAGCCTTGTATCAGGTCTTGCTCAGGCACTACCACAGGTGGTAAGCACGGTGCTGTCGATAGGCGGTACCATCATTGATACATTCCTGAATACAGACTGGCTGGGGCTTGGCAAGCAGATTATAAGCGGCATAGCTTCGGGTATATCGAACTCCGCAGGCTCGCTCTTTTCGTCTTTAAAAAATCTGGCATCAAATGCGCTTTCGACAGCAAAGTCAGCTCTGGGCATACATTCGCCTTCAAAGCTGTTTCGTGACCAGGTCGGTGCCATGATAGGTGCCGGTGTTGTTGAAGGTATAACCGGAACGGAAGATGATATGCAGAGTGCTCTTACCGGACTGAGTGACCTTGCAACTATGCCACAGCTTGCACTTGCAACAAGCACAGGTACCGTATCGAGTGGCTACGTAGCAGATACCGACGGTGAGATGGCTTGCTATGTCACGGTGAACGTTGGACAGGAGAGGCTTGAGAAGATAATCACTAAGGCTATAGTGTCAAGGAACTATAAGACAGGAGGTGCATGATGCAACTCATCATCAATGATATAGAGTATCCCGAACCTCAGTGGGCTGAAGGGTATAGTGCTACGTCTGAGAGGTCAGCAGAGGAGTTCGCAACAGAGGATGGCGGCTTTCAGGAAGTAGTACGCACTGAAAGACTTGTATCAATAAGCGTGAATATGTATGCGGATAGTAAGTGGCTTGATATCATCAGAAACCATGCTATAAGCAATCCTGTGACTGTGCAGTGTAATTATCCTGATACGGCGGCACTTACCACCAGGAAGATGCGGATGACACTCGGAGAGGAATCACTTGTCAGAGGCTCTGATGATGCCACTGCAGGAGGTTTGTGGGAGATATCATTTACGCTTAAAGCATATAGCCCCGACTAAGGAGAAGATATGTACTCAGTAACTGATGAATACTTAACATCGATGAAGGGATACGTTCATCGGTTCAAGATAAAGATAGATATAGGCACGGACACGTTTACGGATGAAGACCTGATAAGCGGTTCGTGCCGTTTTAGTGTGGCGAACAGTGACTCGGACAGTGTCAGTATCGGTACGGCTAATATAGGCGAGTTCAAGTGCACACTCCGGAGCGACAACATCACCAGATATTCACTCTATGGTAAGACTGTGACGGTGAGTGTCGGACGGCTTGTCGATGATGAATATATCTATATACAGCAGGGTGTGTATGTCATAAGTGATGTGTCGAGAAGTAAACAAGGCTTTGAGATATCAGCTTATGACCTGATGTCGAAGTTCACGAAGACGTTTAGTAGCTCATACCTGGGTAACTCAGCGAGTGTCTATGACTGGCTTGCTCTTGCTTGTAAGTCCTGCGGTGTCACGCTTGGTATGACTTCTGATGAATGTGCAGCACTGCCAAACGGTGGTAACTCACTCACACTGTATAGTGATGCGACAAATGTCGAGACATGGCAGGACATGCTCATATATCTATCGGCTGCATGCAGTGCATGGGCTCAGATGGATAGATATGGTCAGCTCGTCCTGAAGACATATAAGAGCGAAGCAGTCGATACTATATCGATATCGGACAGGCACGTGGATTGTAAGTTTGCAGACTATGTGACTGAGTACACGTATGTATCACTGACGAACATAGAGAGTGCTATCAACTATGTTGAAGGTGAGGGCGATGGTCTTGTTGTGAAGCTCGGAGAGAATCCGTTTCTGCAGTATTCAAATGAGACACAGACACGTGCGAGGATGGATGAAATACTCGAGTCAATACTGAATATTAAGTATGTTCCCTTCACACTCTATATGATGTCTGAGGTTGCTTACGAGCTGGGTGACGTGGTGTCATGTACAGGCGGTCTTGCGGATGATGATGAGCTCTTTTGTATCAATTCGATAGACTGGACGTATGACAGTCAAATGACTATCGAGGGAACCGGAAGTGATCCGGCTCTTGCAGATGCCAGAAGCAAGGTCGAGAAGGAACTTTCAGGAATACTTGCGGAAGTACAGAAAGACCAGAGCACTTTCTATATCTATAATACTTCAAACGTCGCGGCTAAGACTATCACAGAGGAGACCACCATACTCGATATGGACTTCGTGACAGTCGATGATACCATCGTTGCGACTATGTTCACGATTGACCATGATATGAGCCTTGACGGTAACATTATAGCAAGGGTCTATATTGATAACGTCTTGTTTGATACGTGGACTAACTACGAGGATAGAGGCGAGAATGTACTCACGGTGTCACAGTGCTATACGGTGAGTGCGAATATCACATATAACATCAAAGTGACTATTGAACCGGAATACTTCAAGTCAGATATCAGAGAGGCACTAATAGCTCCGGTGACATGGGGTGAACTGTCGGACGGAGCGACAAGCTCCACAGAGCCGCCTACTATCACACTGGAAGGTGGTATGGCTAATCTGACTGTATTCGGTCGAGGTCTTGCCGCGTCGGATGTTTGGGGTGGTAAGATTACGATTGTTGAAGCACTCGGCACCATATCTGTCGAGAATGCTATCACAGTAACATCCATGACCGACAGTGTAACGATTGATATATCCGTGCCGGTAACAATAGACATTGCTGAGACACTAAGCAACATCGATATCACAAACGATATCACAGTGAATGCGCTTGCTGATGCAGTGGTATTCGTTGAGCCGACTACGAACTGGACACTGTCAGCTGATAATGCGACTTATTCCACAACGTATGTTGATACATCAGACGGCTTTAAGCTGCGGACTGAGTATGAATATACATCAGAGGAAGAGACGGTTGATATCGGTAAGATGGTTAAGGTTGGTACTGATACTACGGTATTTGAAGAGGTAACAAGCATTGAAGTATCTGATAATGAGTGAAAACAAGTACTATAACAGCAATGGTGAAGAGGTAGATATCACAGAGCTTACATCCTCTAACTTTGAGGAGTACGGCTCTGACAGTCTACCGACATCAGACGTGTTGACGGCTCTGACAAGTCCATACGTCTATAAGTGGGCTGATGATGAGACTATCGAGGGTATGACGATGGATGTGACGGCAACGCCGCCGACACAGACCGTACAGGCTACGATATACTTCACATCTGACAAGATGATTACAGGCATAGACAGTGCCGAGGCTGAGTATACAGGTGATATCGGTGTTAAGTACTCGTATGATACGGTCACATTTACAGACGAGGTCACTATGGGTGAGTTCTTAGCTATGGACATGTCTGAGATATATGACGGTCTGACGAGTGCTGAGACGCTTACGATGGCATTTGTAATCTATAAGGACAGTACGCTGACGCGCTTTAAGTTTAACTTTATAAATTAGTAGGAGGAGAAGATGAAGGACGTAGTTAAGCCTTTTTATATCAACAAGGGAATACATATACCTAAGATGCACGGTCACACGAGGGTTGAGCTGGATAGCGGACTCACTAAGAAGGTATATGAGCATGAAAACATGATGACAGATGCTCTTGAGCAGTTCCTTGCACCTGCGGGAGTGTGGGGCGGTACTGATACTTTTCTGACAGTACCAACATATCAGACACTTCTCGGAGGTATCCTTTGCTTTGACAAGGCTATTGATACAAGTAAGATATTCGCTCCTGCAGGCACGAACATGACAGCATGCGCTGCGTATGGAGTGAGTACCACGAGTGGCACATACTCAGACACGATGGGCTCATATAACTCGACTGAGAGCTCAGAGGATGTCGCTAACAGGACAATTAAGTTTGTCTATGACTTCACGACCGACCAAGCTAACGGAGACATAGCAAGCGTGTGTCTGACACATAAGAATGCGGGATACTGGGGATACGGTGATGAGAAGCTTGACTGGGGAACATACAGAGAAGGGTATGCTAATGGATACTTATTAGGAACGTCATGTTCATGTCCGTCTAATTTGAATGTCTATCACGTTGATGATTCATATATCCATGCTTATATTATATCCGGCACCACGATGACACTATATAAGTTCTATGCATATACGAACATTATTAACCCGATACTAGCCAAGTTCAGTTCAA